GACCGAAATTGAGGCATTGCAGGCCGCTGTCGCAAGCGCGCTCGTCGCCAAAGCTGGCGACACCATGACCGGCGCTCTCAACTGGGCCGCCACGCAAACCATCGCCAGCGCTGCCACGACGGACATTGGCGCTGCCACGTCAAACGTCGTCATCATCAGCGGCACCACCCCGATCACCGCGCTGGGCACCATCGCTGCGGGTGCGGAGCGAGTTGTGCAATTCAGTGGCGCGCTCACACTCACGCACAACGCCACATCGCTGATCCTGCCGGGTGGCGCCAGCATCACCACCGCCGCGGGCGACGTCGCCTACTTTGTCAGCCTCGGTGCTGGCAACTGGCGCTGCACGGGCTATCAAAAGGCGAGCGGGCAGGCGGTGGTGGCGTCGGGGGGGTCAAGCAATACCCGCTGGCTAGGCGCTGGAGAGTTTATTCCGCGCGCCACTAATGGCGCAGGTATCGACGGCGAAGAGCTGGCCACCAACAAGCAAAATCTTGACTACCTCGCGTTTGACGCCGGTACACAAGAGTTTGCGCAGGCATCATTTGATTGGCCGTCTGGCTACACAACCTTCACTGCCACCTTTTACTGGACGGCTGCATCTGGCTCCGGCGCCGTGGTGTGGCGAGCTGCTGCTCGCTGCTATGCCGATGGCGATGCCATAGATCAGGCGTTTGGAACCGCTCAGTCGGTGACAGACACGCTGATTACGGCAACCAACAACCACGCATCATCGGCAACGTCTGCCGTCACGCCGAGCGGCACGGTATCGGCTGGCAATCTGTGTGTTGTGCAGATCGACCGTGACGCCACCAACGGTAGCGACACGCTGGCAGTAGACGGGCGCCTGATCGGCGTCAGGCTGGTGTTCGCATGAGACGCATGAGGCACATTAAAGCTAGCGAAGTGCAGGGTTGCACACTCGCGCTTGATGCCGGTCGTCCGTCGCTGTACGACGCCACGTCCGGTGGATCGCTGGTCGCTTCAGGCGGCTCTGTTGCGCGCTGGGAAGACACGAGCGGTAACGCAAATCATGTGACAAAGTCAACCGGATCGCAAAAGCCGACATACAGCTCTAGCGAAGCAAACGGCTACGGCGCGGTATCTTTTGACGGCGGCGATGAGTTAGTGAGCGCCGCTGGATCGCAGTCTGTTTTTTGGGGCGCAGCAACAAACACCGTGGTTGCCGTTGTCAAACAAAACAGCGCGAGACTAACTAATGCGTTGCTTGCGGCAGATCACCTGAACTTAAGCGGAGGCGTGACTATTTGGGCGACCTACAATGACGTGATTTACTGGGACGCGCCAAATTCAGGGGCGCGAATCAGCGTCGCCCAGCCTTCGGGATGGGACAACGCATACAAGGCGCTCAGTACGTTGCGCAATGGCGGCACAGTAGAAATTAGAGTTGACTCGAAATCAATCGCTACTGCGACTGGGAAAACGGGCAGCGTTTCCTATACCGCAAAAGAACTTATTATCGGGAACAACTCGAACCCGCCTGCCAGCGGCCTTCAAGGATTCATCGCACTATTAGCGATCTATCCGTTGGCTCTGTCAGCACCAGTTGTTCGCCGCGTTGAGCATGCGTGGATGCGTAAAACAAGGATTGCCTCAGCATGATTTATCTCGACTACCAAGGTCAGCCAGCAGTAGAAACCAGCGACGAATTGCTGGCAAAAAACCTTGAACGCAAGGGCTGGAAGCGGCGCCCCGAAATACCTGCATTTGACCCGGCCACGCACTCGTGCATGTGGGACGGCAAAGCATGGCAGGTGGTGAGTGTTGAGCCAATCAAGCCTGATCGCGTACCCACCGCTGGCCTGCTGATCGCGATTGAACGTCGCGGGCTCACCGCGCAGCTTGACGCCATTCGCGCCGCACTGCCAGAGCAACAGCAGCGTGAGTTTGAGCTGTATCTCAAAATGCCCTACACGCGGCGCGATCATCCGCTGATCGCAATGGTGCAGCAAGCGTTCGGCTGGACTGACGCCGAAGTGGATGCGCTGTTTGCCGAGGCAGATTTGGTGTAAATGGCTGGCACCACATGGGACGGCGGCGCTACAACGTGGGACAGCAACACTACGTTTTGGGATGGCGCTTCGCCGACCGTAGACCTGATAAACGGCGTCATCCCGTTTCAGCCAGTCAAACGTCCGAACGTCGCAACAGACCGTGAACGCAGAGGCATCACCAGGCGGCAGGAACAGGCCGCAGAAGCGATCAAAGAAGCAGCAGCGCTGCAATGGCAGGTAGACGCACTAGATCGCGCCATAGCCGCATTTGACGCAGCAGAGACACATAACGAAAGCGACCAGATCGCTACGTTGCTACAGAACATCTATGACGCGAACAGCGAACAGGCACAGCGATGGCTTGCAACCGTTCGTGAGCAGTGGCTTTTCCGGCAGAACCAGAACGCAATAGCGGTACTGCTGCTTATCTAACTCGTCGCATTCCGCGATGCAAGAACCGCCTACGGGCGGTTTTTTTACGCCTACCCGTTGGCCTAACGGGGCGCTCCACAGAGAGAAACCATGTCAGAAGTGACTACCGACCTTGAAAAGGTTGCGGATACTCCCTTGCCGGATGAAACGCAATCTACGGCATCCGCCGCACCAGCCGCAGAACAATTTTCAGAGGCACCGGCTACCCCTGAGAACGATGAGCAGAAGAACGCCAAAGTAAAGGATGGTGTTCAAAAGCGCATCGACGAGCTGACGTATCGAGCGAACCAAGCCCAGCGCGAGAAGCAAATCGCCGAAGACTACGCAAAAGCGGTCGAGGCAAACCTTCTCCAGCAAAAGCGAGAACTAGCGCAATACCAAGCCTACGCCACTGCGCCTCGCGTTGACCAGTTCAACAGCGTGGAGGAGTGGCAGGCAGCGGTCATGCGCCATGCAACCGATACGGCGAATCATCAGGTTCAGTCAACGTTGCAACAACTCGGGATGACTCCTGAGCAACAGATTCAACGTGCGCAACAAGAGCAATACAACCAATTCACGCAATCGCGTGTTGCGGAAGCTACGCAGAAATACCCCGATTTCTCGGAAAAGGTCAACAACCCACAGTTGCCAGACCTGACACGAGTGAATCCGGCGGTTTTGCAAGCGCTTGTGGCGTCACCGAACTTTGCCGACATCGCCTATCACCTCGCCAGCAATCCGCAGGAAGCGTGGCGCATCGCTCAATCACATCCGGCTCAAGCAGTCATGGAGCTTGGCACCTTAGCGGCACGCATTACCGCATCAGGGCCAAGGGTTTCTAACGCCCCGGCGCCTGTTCGTGAAATCGGTTCATCTGAGTCTGTGAAGAAAGACCCAGCGCAGATGAGTTATTCCGAATACCGGGCATGGCGCACCAAAAAAAGGTAACTGAAAATGGCTAACGCCCTGATTACTCCGAGCGTCATCGCAAAAGAAGCGCTGATGCAGTTGGAGAACAACCTTGTCCTCGCAAACAACGTCCACCGCGAATACAAAAAGGAATTCGTCAAGGTGGGCGATACCGTATCCATCCGCAAACCGGTGAAATTCTCGGTAACGGATGGCGCAACCGCGTCAATTCAGGACGTGACCGAATCCAGCACGCCGTTTGTGATTAACAAACGCAAACACGTTGCATGGTCGTTCACCACTCAAGACCTGACGCTGACTATCGAAGAGTACAGCGACCGCTACATCCAACCAGCGATGATCTCGCTGGCGAACCAAGTAGATAGCGACCTCGCCGCTCTGTACAAAAACGTCTGGAATGCTGTTGGTACTGCTGGCACCACTCCGAGCACGTTTGCAGGTGTCGCAGCAGCCGCAAAGCGACTGGACAAGATGGCAGTTCCGCAGGATATGCGGAAACTGGTGCTTGACCCGGAAGCTCACTGGTCGCTCGCTGATGGACTGAAAGGCGTCTACAACCAGAAGCGTGTTGAAGATTTCATCGGCAAGGGCTATCTAGGCTCCATCGCCGCGTTTGACATCTTCATGGATCAGAACATCACGACCCACACCAAGGGCGTGGCGACTGGTACACCGCTGATTAATGGCGTATCGCAAAGCTACACCACGCCGACTTCGGCGCAACTGACCGCCAACACTTACGATCTGATTACGGACGGCTGGACGAACTCGACCACGGGTATTGTCAAAGCTGGCGACGTGTTCACGATTGCTGGTGTGTACTCGGTCAATCCGGTAAGCAAGCTGGCAACGTCTGACCTGATGCAGTTTACTGTCGTCAGTGATGCAAACTCCGGCGCTTCGACCGGCCCGGCAACCATCACCGTGTCGCCTGCTCTGATTTCGTCTGGTCCGTATCAGAACATCAGCGCAGTACCGGCTGACAATGCCGCGATCACTGTGGTTGCAAACCACACCGCCAACCTGGCGTTCCACAAGAATGCGTTTGGCCTCGTTACCGTCCCGCTCGAATTGCCGGATGGTGTCGCGTTCAAAGCTCGTGAGCAAAGCAATGGCATTTCGGTGCGCGTGCTGAAGGATTACGACTTCACGAACGACAAGGATCAGATTCGTATTGACATCCTGTACGGTGTCAAGGCGATCTATCCAGACCTTGCCTGCCGACTGCTCGGCTAGTAAGGGGTTTCGGTGGCAATCACAACCTACTCTGAACTAAAGACAGCCGTAGCCAACTGGCTTGGCCGTGCTGATCTGACAGATCGTGATGCGGAATGTATTGCGCTTGCGGAGGCTCGTATTTACCAGCAAGCCGCAAAGCGGGGCGGGATCATCGGAATGGAGAAATCCACAACCGTAACTATTACCGCCTCCACCGAAACGGCAACAGTCCCCAGCGATTTCATCAAGGCGATTGCATTTCGCCTCGATCAGACGCATCCGCTAGATCAGCAATCATTGCCGCAATTGCAATTGGTTTCTGACACCCCGGACGTGCCGCGCTTCTTTGCGGTCGCTGGCGGGACTTCCCCAAAGTTTTACTTTCGTCCAATCCCTGACGGCAACTACACCGCGACGCTGGTCTATGTCGCCAAGTTCCCGGCGCTGTCAGTGTCCAACACAAGCAATTGGCTGCTGGAAAACGCGCCAAACGCTTACTTGTACGGCGCTTGCCTTGAGGCGTGCGGATTGCTTCGTGACTACCAGGCAGCACAAGGAGCAAAGGCGCTGTTTGATGAAGCGATGGACGGACTTATCAGCTTGACCTCTCAATATCGCTTTTCTGCTCCACCTATCAAATCGGTTGATTCTTCGTTGCGTTCTTACGCTTACGAAAGGCAGTTCTAGTGCTGACATGGCAGAACACCGGCGATCCATGTACGCCGGAGACGTTTACTATGGTCAACGGGCTTGTGCCAACACGCATTGGATACACCGCTGGCGATTTGCCAACAGCTTTCGTGTCAAGCAACACAGAAATTACCGAAACAACAGGGCTTGGTTACACGCCTCGCGGCCTTTCGTATTTCGACACAAGTGGCGATCAACAACTGATCTTCACGATTGCCAACAAGATTTACCGCTATCCCGGAAATACGGACATTTCCCGTGGCGTGGCCTATACGAATGGCGCTTTTTCGTTCGCTCAGTACCGCGAATACATCTACGCCTGTAACGGCGCTGATCTGCTGCAAAAGAGCAGTACGGGCGCGTTTGCTGACGTTGCCAGCACGCCGAAGCTAACCCGGATTTGTGCATGGGGCGAGCGATTGTTTGGAATCAACAACGTCGCC